GCTGAGGACCCTGAGCCTCCTTTGGATCAGTCCAATGGAGAAGTGCCTGACGACAACAAGAGGTTCTACAGCATCAACACCGCTTTGGCAGCTATTGTTGAAGTCGGTGGCAAACCCTCTGAACTGGTGAAACTCGCAAGGGAAATCTATCTGTTTGTCGCTGGACGTGATCCAGTGGTGGACTTCGAAGGACCCCTTCCTGACAACGTGGTTATTCTCAACGAAGTGAAGGCCGCCAAAGGACTATAATTGACTCGTGAGTTCGAAGACTATTCGGACGACGAGATTGTATTTGCAGACTGTGAAGGAAATGACTTCGTCCCCGGCTTGACCAAGATGTGGCTGATACAGCTTGCACAAGGTCCCGGTGGCGAAGTCCTGGCCTACGCAGATCAACCGGGTTATCCCCCGATACGCGAAGCACTCGCCATCCTGAAAGGGGCGAAGAAAGTAGTATTCCATAACGGTCTAGGCTACGACTATTTCGCCATCAACAAGCTCTACCCCGATACACTTCGGTGGGAGCAAATCATCGACACACTGGTTCTGAGCAGACTTCGGAACAGTGAGGCTACACGCCACAACCTGCATGACATTGGTGAAGAACTTGGCCTCCACAAAGGGGACCATACAGACTTCAGCCAATTCACACCTGAGATGGTGACGTATGGTATTCAGGACGTGAAAATCCTTCAGGCCATGTGGCTTGGACGGAAGCACGTTCCCCCGATTTCAGCATTCTGGCGCAAGTATCGTCGGGCTTCGGAGCAAGAGTTCCAAGTCCAATACATCATGACAAAGCAACACCTGTTCGGGTTCCGCTTTGATTATGAAGCTGCACAGATGCTTGAAGCTGACTTCCGGCAAGAGGAAGTTCAGATCACCAAAGAGCTTCAGGAGATTTTCCCACCGATTGTTACCGAGCGTTGGTCTGAAAAGACTGGCAAGAGGCTCAAAGATGACGTGGAAATCTTCAACCCCGGCAGTCGTGACCAAATCAGCGACCGCCTGATTGCGAAGTATGGGTGGAAGCCTGAGGTAGTAACACCGACTGGTAAGGCAAAGGTTGACGAAACTATTCTCGTCGCCCTGCCCTACCCTGAAGCCAAAGCCATGGCCCGATACCTAACGGTAGGTAAAAAGCTTGGCATGATTTCAGATGGGAAGAACGCTTGGTTGCGTCTCGCCCAACTCTATACCGATGGGTCCTATCGGATGCACGGTGGCATCAATCCCTTGGGCGCACGAACGCACCGAATGTCCCACTTCAAGCCCAACATGGCTCAGGTGGATAAAGACCATCGGATGCGTGCGCTGTTCCTAGCTGATCCTGATTGGGTTCTAGTTGGGGTTGACGCTGAAGGTCTGGAACTGCGCGAACTGGCACACTTCCTCGCCCCATACGACAACGGAACCTACGTCAACATCGTCCACAGTGGCGACAAGAAACAGGGAACCGATATCCATACGGTCAACATGAAGGCCGCAGGGCTGTTCCTACGGGACTCAGCCAAGACCATGATCTACGCCCACAACTATGGGTGCTTCGACAAGAAGCTAGGGATCATCGTTCAAGAAGATGCACGGGAGTCGGGCAATCCGGTTCCCAAAGGGTCCCCAAGTGCTTTGGGTAAGGCCCTTCGTGCGAACATCGAAGTCGGCATCGTTGGACTTGGACAGCTAATCGCCAAGTGCAAGACAGCCCACAACAAGATGAAGGCACTCCCCGGCCATGACGGTCGATGGATACCCTCTGCCTCCGACCATTCCGCACTCAACACACTCCTACAGGGCAATGGCTCAATCGTAATGAAACAGGCTGTGTGCGAGTTCGACATGGAAATGGAGAAACTGCAACTGATGGACCAATTTGGCTACTGCGCCAACGTCCATGACGAATACCAGCTCACCTGCCATCCCGACATATCGGAGAAGGTGGCAGAGGTTGGTAAATGGGCCATCACCCGTGCTGGTGAGGTCCTTGAACTACGTTGCCCACTCGTAGGTGACGCCAAGATCGGCCGTAATTGGGCTGAAACCCACTGAACCACTTCATGGAGAAGACAATGAAAAATCTGATGATCGCTACCTCGCTGATGCTGGCTCTGGCCTTCCCGGCGTTCGCTGAAACGAAAACCCTGAACGTCAATGGCGTTGACACTGAAGTCACGCTGTCGGCTTCGGGCGGTTTCTACAACCTCGTGGACCCTGACTTCCAGAAAGACGTAGAGCCGGGACAGAGCCTTGAAGCTCGCCGCTTCGTTAATTCCGCTCTGGCCACGCAAGCCCTGAACCGCTGATCGGTCCTTTGGACCAAGTCTAACGGAGAACTGACATGATCAAATCACCCTACGCTACCAACCTCACTCGCAACGGCACACTCAATGCGGAGAACCGTAAACCCTTCCGCACCAAGGAGCAAAAGGCCGAGGCGCAACTGAAGGCTTGGAAAACGAAGGGTGGTTTCTTCGTGACTACTGCCCCCGTTTCTCACCACTGAAGCCGCAAACTCTACCCCTGTGATCCACCTGATGTGGAACAGGTATCTCTCATACAAAGGACTACCCAATGGTTAAAGCTGTAACCCGTGAACAAGTTGTCACGATCAAAGCGCCTTCGACCCGTCTCGTGAACACGAACGTGAAGGCTCCTGTCATCATCCTGAAGCTGGTCGAAAGCGAAGCCCAGGACCTGCTGCAAGCTCTGGCTGGCAACGAAGGTGACACCGCTGTTGCGATTTCGGCTGTGCTGACCGCTGAACTTGCTGTCCCGGCTGAGTGACCAAAAGGCATCCAGTAGCGTATCTGGATGCTGACATTCTTCTCCACCGAGCGGTTTCATTCTGTGAAGCTGACTTCGGTGGGGAAGTGATGACTGACCCGAAACAGGCCCTCTATTTCTTCGACATGCTTCTCAAGAAGTGGCTACGAGAGATAGGGAAGACCGAGGACTACTTCCTCGTTATCTCCAACGGTGGGAACTTCAGGTCCCGTATCTACGATCTGTATAAGGCCAACCGTAAGGACATTGTGCCTCACCCTGCCTTCAAGGGATTGAAGGAAGAAGTGAAGACGTTTCAGGCTACAGTTTGGGAAGACGGTATCGAAGCCGACGACCTGATTGGTATTCGTGTTACGGAAGACGAGCATCGGATCGCAGTATCCGCTGACAAGGACTTCGCCACCATCCCCTGCAAGCTCTACATACCTGCCTCCCATGGGAAGGACGGAGTATGGCATGAGTTCTCTGAGGAACAGGCCAACTACAATTGGCTGATCCAGAGTATGACCGGGGATACAATCGACAACTACAAAGGCATACCGGGCGTAGGTCCCGTGAAGGCCAAGAATATACTCCCCTTCCCTGCCCGTGTGGACACGATGTGGCAACGGGTTGTGGGTGGCTTCCAAGCAGCCAAACTCTCCCCTGATGATGCCCTGCTTATGGCTAGGCTCGCTCGCATTCTGCGTCATGGGGAATATAACTTTGACACAAAGGAAGTGACCCTATGGCATCCGACAGAACCTGTTCAACTTGCTACTTCAAAAACCGATCCATCAATAAAGAACCCTGTGGAAGCTGCAAACAGTTCGGAAGTTGGGAAGCCGAGTATCCCAAGCGAGTGTTCATCGACCCCGTTACAGGAGCCGGAAGCATGGTGAAGGATTTGAGTGCAGACCTAGTGGATCATCTCAAGTCAATCTCACCATCTGACACCCCATTCATGGACGCTGCAAAGCCAGCCCTGAAGGCTCAGGTTGGTGGGGATCACTACAAGAACATGGCTATCCAGCCTGTCGAGTATTGCATCAAGAACAATATCCCTTTCGTTGAAGGAAACGTAATCAAATACGTCTCCCGCTGGCGGAACAAGGGTGGCGTTAAGGACCTCAAGAAAGCCCGGCATATGCTGGACGTTCTCATTGAGGCCAACGAGGAACCTACGGTAGCTCCGTAGGCCCAACGGCAGGGGTTGCCGTGACAGTCGGGATAGAGAACCGACCAATAGCCTAAGCTTGGCGAACGCACGGAAGACAGTGGGTAGCATCCACATATCGTTCCCGGTGAACCGTGCCAAAATAAACCGGGCCACCTTCCTTTAGACTTAATCCAATGGAGCCACACCATGACAATCAAACTTGCGATCAAGCTGGAACAGGTGTGGTCGATCACGGAAGCCGGATGGCTGATGGTCGAGACATGCCCACTAGGAAAGCCCAACAATCCAGTTGGAGCGTTCACCTTCGATGACGAGACAGTTATCGACTCTCTAGAGGCCGATATCGAAATCAAGAAGTCCGACCCGACTTTCGAGATGGAGGATTGGGTCTACCTCAAAGAAAACCTCCGTGACCTCGCGGATCAAATCGAAACAAAACTCAATGAGGAATTGGGATGAAGAAGCCACGGACTCCCGATACTGACGACTTCCTCTTTTACTGTTGGATGGCTGTCTATGTCATGGCCCTGATCTGGACAGTTCAACTCATTCTAGGATCAGTGTGATGCAGCTTCGATCTGTCGTCGTAATGGCGAAGCTAGAGCTATGGATCGAAGGATCACCTGAAAGCTTTGAATCAGAAGAAGCTCTAGACTGGCCTGCGATACGCACTGAGTTCGCTAGGAAGGCAAAGAAACTCGGACTTACAGCAAACAACGATGTGTCATTCAGACCCGAGAAAAAGGGCTGTGTCTTGTGGTGCATTGCAACAGGAAGGGCATGAAATGCAGGCCACCTATAAGCGACACATGGGAACTGACCTAGACGTTGTGGACAACGCACGGGTGAGCTTCCTGAAGACCAGCCAATGGGATGAACTTAACGATGACAATGGGCCAGCCCTCAAAGCTGGTGATGTTGCCCTGATTAAGTTCCTTTCACGGGGGATGCCTGAGGCTGAGTTTGAGGCCCTAGCTGCTCTTCTCCCGTTTCAGCATAGGAACGTGATCAAGGAACGTCTTCTGAAGTTCCGCAACACCCCTACCCATTGGGCACCTTTTGCCAACGGTATTCGGATCACCTTTCATGTGAAGGCCCCTATCCCGATCATGCGCCAGTTGTTCAAGCACAAGGTTGGGGCTGAGGAAAGCGAAGTCAGCCGTCGCTACGTTGATGACGAGCCTGAGTTCTTCTTCCCTGACTGGCGTGAAGCCGCTGAGAACGTCAAACAGGGGTCCGGTGGGCCTCATGAGATGATCACAGAGACATGGTCCGAGTTCTTCGGTGAGCCTGTGATGGAAGACATGAATGTTCGTTATGAAACCTTCCTTCTTGATGCTGGCCTACTCTACGATGACATGATCAAGGCAAAGGTCTGTCCTGAACAAGCAAGGTTCGTCCTGCCCCAAGCTGCCTACACCGAGGCAATCATCTCCCACTCCCTCTACGGATGGTCCAACGTCTTCAACCAGAGGACTGATGCCCATGCTCAGAAGGAAATCCAAGACCTGACCAAGATGATTGGCCAGCAAGTCGAACCCCTGTTCCCCGTCTCATGGAAAGCCCTCACGGCTCCATTGGACTAAGTCTAAAGGAGACACCAATGGCCCACCAGCAACGCAACCTAGAGCATCACATTCAGGCCATTCGGGATCACACTGAGTTCAAACATGCGAAGCTGTTAGGCCCTGACGACAAGTGTTGGGGAAGCGGAGAGAACCCAAAGTCTTGGCGCATCAGCCTATCCTGTGATCCTGAAATCAAACCCAAAGATGTGAAGCTTAAAATGGCAGGACCATCCGCGAGAGCGATCATGTGCCTTGCCGAAGCTCTAGTAAGGAACGCCAAATGAAACCCTTCAAGCCCATGTTGGCCTCTCCCGTGGACTTGGAGAAGCTTCGCTACCCGGTGATCGTCTCCCCCAAGCTGGACGGTATCCGCTGCGTGATTACCCCTGAGGGTCCAAAGACGAGGATGCTGAAGGACGTTCCCAATGACTACATTCGGGAAGCCTTGAACCACCCAACTCTCTTTGGGCTGGATGGGGAAATCATGACCTACACAAATGGGAAGGCCGACGACTTCAACACGATCCAAGGGAACGTGATGCGGAAAGATGGTCAACCAGAGTTTCTGTTTGTTGTCTTCGATGACTTCACCCACCCGCTGATAGGTTACAGTCTGCGATATGGTGATCTGGCTGAACGCAAGTCCAATCGGCGTGTATCCATCCTCAAGAGCTACGAGGTAGAGACACTTGAAGGGATTATGGAACATGAGAAGCGTAGCCTAGAGGCAGGTTACGAAGGTCTAATGATCCGCGACATTGACGGAATGTATAAGTTCGGTCGGGCCACAGCCAACGGTCAAGAGCTTCTGAAGATGAAGCGTTTCTTCGACATGGAAGCAAAGATCATCGGCTTCACCGAGCGGATGCACAATGCCAACGTGGCCACGGTAGGAGAACTTGGGCAGACCAAGCGATCCAGCCATAAAGAGAACATGGTCCCTACGGGGTCCTTGGGAACCTTCACGGTATCCATTGGAACCGCTGACTTCGACATTGGCACGGGCTTCACTGATACCCAACGCCATGCCTACTGGAACGACCGGGATGACCTTCTCGGTAAGACCATCACCTTCAAATACCAAGAAATGAGCAAGTATGGTGTTCCCCGGTTCCCGGTGTTCATCGGCTTCCGCTATGACCTAGAGGAATGAACATGACTGATACCACCGAAGCCCCTGTGGCTGCACCGACTGCCGCTGAAGTGATCGTGGAGCGTCTTGCTGCACTCAAAGAGCGGACCATCATGCGTTATGGGTTGCACCCTGATGCTGACGATATCCAGAACGCTCTGGACTACATCAAAGAGCTTCAGCAGCCCGCTGAGGTCCCTGTCCCGGTAGCCACTAAAGGTGCCAAATGAAACCCTACCAGCGTGTCAAAGACTGGATGATCGCTTTTGGAGTGCCTAACGATCTGGTGCTTCAGGAGAAACTCATTGTCGAGGAATGTATCGAGTGCCTCGTTGAGATTTCCAAGATGGACCCGGCGACACCTGAGGTCTGCGCCAATGTCCTCAAGGAAGTTGCTGATGTGGCATTCGTCCACTTCGGTATGCTGGTGATGCTGGATAACCTTGGGGAACTCACCTTCGCCTTGCAGCCTGAAAGCAATCACCTTCTGTCAAGCACCCAACGTCTTGTCGTTGACATTGCTGATGAAATTGAAGAAGCACGGGACCTGTTCGAAGAAGCGTTCGTTCGTGTCTGCGAGAGCAACATGAGCAAGCTTGATGATGACGGAAAGCCTGTTCGCAACGAAGACGGTAAGGTCCTCAAGGGGAAGAACTACAAGGCTCCTGATCTGAGCGATCTGGCGCAGACGTTCTGCAATCTCCTGAAAGAAGGGGAAGACTACGCCGCAGAGCAGAATGACCAAATGATCTTGGCTGCATCCCGAGTCGCCTGATCTACCACTACCAACACATGGCTCCTTTGGACTTGATCCAAGGGAGCCTTTTTTATGCAAGGAACACTATGACAGGTCCCAAACTTCAAATCTCAGAAGACACTGGAAGGGACAAACACCGCCAGTTTGGGGAGAGCTTCGAAGATGCCATGCGACGTATCGCAACTGCACTTCAGGATGATGATGCACACGGGGCAAAGCTTCTTGAAATCCTCTTGGATCAACGGTTCCTTCCAGCAGGACGTGTGCAGTCCGCAGCAGGTTCTTTCCGATCAGTCACCGCATTCAATTGCTTTGTTTCAGGAGTTATCCCTGACAGCATGGTGGGCATCATGGATCGCCTCAAAGAAGCTGCCCTCACGATGCAGAAAGGCGGAGGCATTGGATACGACTTCTCTACTATCAGACCACGAGGCGATAACATCGTTTCTATGGCCTCCCAAGCATCCGGGGTCCTGTCCTTCATGGAGCCGTTCGATGCCGTGTGTGGCACCGTTGCTTCCGCAGGAAATAGACGTGGTGCACAAATGGGAGTCCTCCGTGTTGACCACCCTGATATCCGAGCTTTCATCAAAGCGAAGAACAACAACACCTACCTGACCCGGTTCAACATCTCGGTAGGCATCACTGACAAGTTCATGAACGCTGTCTGTGAAGGTTCCAGCTTCAATCTGGTGTTCAATGGTAAGGTTTACGAGACAGTTGACGCTCGTGAGCTGTTCAACGAAATCATGCAGTCCACATGGGATTGGGCAGAGCCGGGTGTTCTGTTCATCGACACCATGAACCTCATGAATAACCTTTGGTATTGTGAGACACTTGCAGCCACCAATCCCTGCGGCGAGCAGCCCCTGCCCCCGTATGGTGCATGTCTTCTTGGCTCGTTCAATTGGGTCAAGTATATTCGTAGGTTCGATGACAGCCATGGTGGCTTCTACTTCGATCTGCTTCAGATGCAGCGTGATATCCCGGTAGTCGTCCGAGCCATGGACAACGTGATTGACCGCACGATCTATCCCCTGCCTGAGCAAGAGGTAGAGGCTAAGAACAAGCGCAGGATGGGCCTTGGGGCTACGGGTGTGGCAAACGCCATGGAAGCCCTTGGACTCCCTTATGGTTCCCCTGAGATGCTAGAGCGTCTCGGTGGCATCATGAAGATGTTCAACGATCAGTGTTACCAAGCGAGTGCCATGCTGGCCAAGGAGAAGGGTTCCTTCCCTCTCTATGATCATGCCCTGTATGGCTCTGGTAATTTCATCCAGTCTCTGGATTGGGAGACTCAGAAGCTGATCCGTAACAACGGCATCCGCAACTCTCACCTGACAAGCATCGCTCCTACAGGCTCCATCTCCCTCGCGGCTGACAATCCGTCCAGTGGGATCGAACCGCCCTTCCTGTTGGAATACAATCGGAAGATCAAGGAGTTTGATGGGGAACGCATCGAAAAGGTGACTGACTACGCCTATCGGGAATGGGGCATCAAAGGCCGCACGGCTGATGAACTGTCTCCCCTAGAGCATGTCGCTGTCTTGAACGCCGTTCAGGAGTTCGTTGATAGCGCCTGTTCCAAGACCTGCAACATCGGGCCTGAAGTGACCTTTGAAGAGTTCAAGAAGGTCTACATGAAGGCGTGGAAAGGTGGGGCCAAAGGCTGCACTACGTTCCGGTCAGCAGGGAAACGCTTCGGCATCCTTACCCCGGTCAAGGAGAAACGGAAACAAGTAGCGATTGAGCATGTCGAGGAACCTGACCTGATCGAAGGTATGGCCTGCACGTTCGATCCAGCAACGGGGAGAAAGACCTGTGAGTGATGAAGTTGAGTATGTAAGGAGCATCTTCGCTCGTGCTGAGATTGCACGGCTGAAGGCTCAGATTAAGTTTCCTCAGCCAAACTATGTGACACTGAAGGTTGCTGAGGAAGCGGGCGAGGTTGTTCGTGGTGCTGTCCACTTTGCTGAGGGTCGTCTCTCTTGGGAAGAACTTGAGGCTGAAGTGGTCCAGACGATTGCCATGTGCATGAGGCTCCTGATCGAAGGTGATCAAGTCAACGGGGTAAGGCCCCCTAGCCATGACTGAGCATGACGCAGAGCTTCACAACTGGACTCTGGTAAGCTTCAACGGCTTTGCCATTCTTGATGGGTATATCCACAAGGACAGCAAGGGACGGTGGAAGGATGGGACCTACGTTACCACGTCCTACCTGAAGTCTCCTGTAGATGCCCTGAAGGCTGGTGCTGTGGCTCAAACCAGAAACACCAGATACAGGTTGGGTGATCCCTATGTCCAACGAGAAGACTAGGTTGCCATTCCATCTGGATGACTTCCTAGCCCGCTTCGACACAGGCAACATCTTCAACGCTAAGGACATGATCCTCATTCTCCGAGACGAGGACTCAGGACCAAGTCACATCGTTGCTGACCTGTTGGAAGCCCAAGAGGACGTGATCATAGAACTTCGTAGGAAACTTGAGGCTGCGGTAAAGAACCGTAAGCCCCGCAATTGGAGGAAGGGCCTTGGCCGCTAAACTGAAGAAGGCGACCCATGAGGGTCCAAAGACCATGGAGCTTACCTTCATGCCTTATGAGAAAATGCCTAGGACGTATAAGCACGTCACAGGCTATGGCATCCTTGATGGTGCCTTGTGTCTCAACAGTGATGACGGGAAGCAAAAGACGAATAGTGTCATCGTGCTGAAACCCGGTGACGAGTATTACGTCGATGTTACGAACGTGATGCAATAAGCAAAAAATAAGCCACTACAAGAGTTCCCAAAAGGGTTCTCAAGTAGTGGCTTATTTTTTGCATTGGACTAAGTCTAAGGGACCAATCCAACGAGAACTGGATCACCGCCTTTCACTTCCCATACAGGGGCTGGTCGTCTTTAGCGTCTGCGGAGCGATGGGGCGATGGTGGCTGCGGTCTTCTCAACCGTTCGGCCAACAACGTATCCACCGAGTCCAATCTGGACCAAGGTAAACAGTGATTGCACATGCTCAGTTGGCATGTTGACGGGAACAAATCCAAACCAGTATGCACCGATCAGGACACAGAACCACATCATAGTCATGGGGCGCCAATTGCGTTGGAGCCAGCTTTCCCCTTGGGCCTCTGTGGCGACTACCGAGGCAGCAGCCTGAAGCTGTGCCGTAATCAGGTCGGTCTTGAGTTGGGTAGCTAGGTCCTTGTCAACGATAGCTTGATCGACAATGCGGCCGATATCAGGAGCGAGGTTCGTTAGGATCGCTCCGAGTTGCAGAGACATTATATTCTCCTGAACCACTCATTAAAGAATGACTTCTGTTCTTCTGCTTTGGACTGGTCCAAGGGAACAGGCTCACGAGTTACCGGAGTGTAGACGGTATCCCTGTGCATCATGATTGCTTCGACAGTTGTTTCGATTGCGCGTTTGAGCCATCCTTTCTCGAAGGTTTCGTTATCTAGTGCGCTGTAGAACCGGACCCGAATAACCGAGAGGTTACGGATGGTCTTCACAGGGTCCTGGCCTTGGGCTGCGGCGATGGTCCTTGGACCCACCTTGCCATCCACGGTAACTCCTACGGCTTCCTGTAGCCACTTCTTGGCCCGGTCTACGCCGTGGTTAACTCCAATGTCGAAGACGAGGTAGTCAACACCTGTAGGGAGATTAGGAGCGCCAGAAGTGGCCCAGAAATCCCGCTCATAAATCGCTTTTGCATCGTCAAGGGTCAGTCCTCTGATATCTAGCTTGGGGTAGGACATGGCTGTAATGCCATACTTGGTTCCCCGGTTCTGGCCAAAGCCAATCTTTCCCGTGGTCCAGTTGCCCCGGTCTTTGGGTGAGTTTTGAAACCCACCCTCAGAACCGATGACTAGCTCAAAGGAGTTGTCATAGTTGTCGTTCATTTGAACCTCTCGCTATCCCCTTGCTTCAGGATGCGATACCGGAACCATTCATACATGCGGATGCAGGTCCAAACGATTGCAAGCAGGGCAGCGAGGGGAGGAAGTATTTCAGCCACAGAACCAATCACGGCGAGGCCCGCTACGGCATCTCCGAGGTCATGGTTAGCGGTGAAGGTGAAGGGATTTGTCGAAGGTGCCTGCATTAGACTTAGTCCAATCTAGAAAGTGAGTGCCTTTTTCCAATGGGGTGCGAGTTCGTCAGGCTCTATGGGAGTGGCAAGGAAAGGTGTGAATGATTGGACGATGACCATGGTTTCATCGAAGCTAAACTCGCCACGAACCTTGGACCCTTTGAGTTTGGCATAGAGTTCTCTATCCCGGTCTTTTAGTGCTACCTCTAGCCCGTCCCAAATGTCTTCCAGCCCTGACAGGGCCAGCATGTAGATGAATTGGGGTGGGTTGAGGTTTGGTAGATCGTAGGTGGGATCATAGGAGTCGATGATTGCCTGAACAGCTTCATCATCTGAAGACTGCCAGACACCATCAATCTGTTCGATCCTATGGCCTGCATCACGAATTGCTTCGTGAAGCCCCATACCTTTTTCGATGTAATTGATCATGTCAATGACCTCGCTCTCATGGATACAGCGGGGCCGGATAGGCCAGCCAAGTCACTCGCCGTGAAGACAAATGGATCAGGGGCTGCGGTGGCGTATGTCAGTGTCCGTCTAACGCCAGATACAACTGTAGCGCCTGTGCTAGTCCTACCAATAGCGTAGGCAGCACCAGAACCAATTGACCGAAACGTTGCCGTGCTACTAGAACGAACACCAAACCAATACCATTTTCCGGCTTCAAACGTGAGGTCCACAGTCTCAGACTTTAGACCAGTTGAAGAGAAGTCTAGGTTGCCACCTTCATAGAATATCGTGGTGGGCCAATCTTCATCAGAGTCCGCATTGTAGATAACCAACTTTGCCTGAGCAGCCGCTATCGCAGTGCTACATTCAAGCCCGAGAAGGTTAATGCGCATAGCTGACGAACAGAACCAAGGGATCATATCCCAGCGGTTAGCAACGCCAGCCGTTGTGCCATGGTTAACGTTAGATTTACTGATACCGTAATACTCGTTGACAACAGGTGTGCCGGGGTTGCCGGAAGCAGCACTAATCAGCGCACCAATCATACGCTCAAGAGAGGATCGGGACTTACGGGCAGCGATCACTTCTGCATAGACAGGAGAGTCAGTATCAATCGTCCATACAGCACCAGAGCCGGATACCGTGATATCCCCTTTGTCTCCATCGGAGAGTCCACCGCCCCCACCGGGAGCTACCCACTGAGTGTTGAAGTTGGTTCCGTCGATCTTGGCCAGGACCTGTCCAGTCGTGCCACCAGTCGGGACGCCCGGTCCAGTAGCCCCGGTAGCACCATCAGCGCCAGCGGGACCCGTCAACCCGGTCGAGCCAGTGGGTCCAGTGGGTCCAGTGGGGCCTACCCCGCCCGTAGCACCAGCAGGCCCTGTGAGGCCCGTTGGACCCGTGGGGCCGGGAACGATAGAGGCAGCACCAGCAGGTCCAGTAGGACCCGTTGGGCCAGTCGGTCCAGTGGGGCCGGGAACGATAGAGGCAGCACCAGCAGGTCCAGTCGGTCCAGCAGGCCCCGTAGGACCAGCAGGGCCGGGAATGTCAGAGACACCATCAGCACCAGCAGGGCCGGGAGAGCCATCAAGGCCAGTAGCACCAGCAGGGCCATCAGCACCAGCGGCACCTACAGCACCAGCAGGCCCTTGGTCCCCCTTGAGTGAGTCTAGGTAGAACGAGAGGGTTCCAACGTTGCCCAAGGTGAGCCAAAGGTCATAGGCCGTGGTGACACCAGCAATCGCCTCAATGATGTTCGGCGGAATGTTCGGGTTCTCCCCCGTGAGGGAGTAAAGCGAGGTCGAGGTCATCAGCACATTCCCGCATAGGGATTGGCTACGGCCATTCCGGTAAGTTCATCTTGATCGGAGAACATTTGGACTTCGGACACGAGGATTGCCAAGGTGGACCCAAAGTCTTGCTTGCGCATGTCCGTGAAGAAGTCACAGGCGAAGACGAGAGCGGCATAAATGATAACGTCAGGGATCACCAAGGTGGCCCGAGTGATCGTTTCATCGGTCGCAGCTTCGGTCAGTTCACAGTAGTAGATCAGGTCGATCACATCGCCTTCGTTCACTGTGGGCCGGAAGTAGAACTTGCCGTTTTCGAGGAAGTAGCTGTCAGCTTCGCCTTGCGCGGCTACCCCGCCAGAAACGTCACTGATGCGCTGCATAGGCAGGCCAGCGACTTTCATGGAGTGGACCCCAAGGTAATCCGAGGGGACCGGGACATAGCCGACATAGTCAGCCGGGACCGTGAAGCTGAAGGGTTGCTTTTGGAGAGTGGTTCGGAGGACACGTTCGGTGCGACGGAGGCCAAGGGAGATGAACATATCCACTTGGGTATCGGTAGCGTCGGTGCGGTTCAGAAGCTCTTTGAAGTAATTTTTGAGTTCGCCGTAATTCAATTGAAGTCTCCTTTGGACTTAGTCCAAGGGAAGCTCAGTGGTCGAACCGCTTATCACCGGAGATGATAAAGTTTTCGTAACCGTCCAAACGGAGCTTCCGGTTAATTTCGTTGGCAGGTGCGGAATAGAAATCGAAGCCTTCGCGAAGCCATTTATTCACAACGGTTTCGGGGATGGAGGCTACGGGGGTGTATCCATCAAGGCGGAACTTGAAGGACTCCTTGAAATTTGCGAGGTCATCATAGAAGTCTTTGCCGAGCGTCTGGACCGAGATGATTGCATCTTCATGATCCGTCGCGTCGAGGATCAGAGCTTCATGGGCTGAGTGTTCGTTTGTCATTTGTGTCTCTAAAATGGGAAAGGCCCCACCCGGTTAGGGGCAGGGCCAGTTGCATTGGACTTAGTCCAAAGGACCTATCAGGTGAGGCCGAGCAGGATACCAGTCGCTTTCTGGTGCGAGTGCTTCAGACCAAATTCACCGAGCATCTGAGTGCGTTCGGCGTCACCAGTCTTAGCCAGCGGCTGCGTGAACCAGTTACGGAGGACCGCAACTTTCCAGTTCTTCGGATCATACATCAGAGCATCCGCAGCACGGATACGGCGGTTCTTCACCACTTTCACGGTGCCGAAAGCCGACTCGTAAACGTTGATCACGTTCGTCAGCTTGGTATCGCCGTTCACAACCTGAACAGTCCGGCCCGAAGCCGAGAAACCAGCGATGATCTTAGCATCCGAAGGTTTCACCATCAGGGTCGTGGCATCCGAGCCAGCGTTGTAAAGCTTCTCGTGGAGAGCAACAACGACAAGTTCGGAGATGGGGCCAGTAACCGTGGTCGAGGTCGCCGCAGCGATCTGAGCCTGAACGCCAGCAAACTCACCAGCAACGGCTTCAGCCGCCACAACGTAAGTCTGGCCCGTGCCTACGCACGAATGCTCAAGGTCCATCTTCAGCAGTTTGCCCGTCTTCATCATCTCGCGAGCAGCGATCTTGTCGCGGCCATACTTCTTCACAGCTTCGGAAGTGCCCGAGACTTTGAAGGTTTCAGCGAGAATTTGGGTGCCGTTCGAACGCATGGCGGGCTGGTCACGAGTCGTGTCAACGCCATCAGCGCCTTCAAGCTTCGTGTTCTTGGCGACAGCGCGAAGCTGGTCTTCCATCCACTGGTAGAGAGTGGCATCAATCGACTCGGTCTTAACCGAAGTCGTGAAGGGCGTATCGGTCGGGTCGATCAGCGCGATGTAGTCGGAAACCGACTCTTTTTTGCCGATCAGGTCGAAGGTCTTCAGGTGGGAAAGAGACATAGAATATTCCTTTGTGTTTTATTTGCTTCGTGCAGCAAGCCAAGCTTCTGCAACATCATCAACGTCGCCTGAGACAGCAGCCGCTTTGCGGGCATTCCGCAGTTTGTTGGCGACAGCGTCCGTAACCTTGTCACCTTTGGACAGGGCAGTTTTCGGAGACTTGATAAGTTTCTTTGCAACAGTTTCAGACTTGGCTTTGGCCGCATCGAAAAGCATCGCTTTGTGGATCAGAACGATCGCACCGGGATCGACAATTTCATTCACTGTGTCACGGGACATTCCCTGTTCGACAGCGTATTTGCGGATATTGCGGTAGAGTTCGTCGTTCCACTCAGGAATGGACTGCTTCAGTTCCACGACAGCAACCTTGGCTTGTTCGCGGAGCATATCCTTGCGAGTTTCCATAGCTTTCACCATGAACTCTTTACCTTCAGATTGAAGGGTAGCCAGTTCCGCTTCAGCAGACTTCTTGGCCGTATGAAGGGCGTCAAAGTCTTCAGCAGATAGTTCCCTGCTTGCCTTGAACAGATCAACGTCAGCGAACTTCGCTACACGTTCTGTTGCGGTAGTAATCCGAGCATCCATGATCTTTGCGAGATACAGGCTCTGTGTCTCAATCGTGCGAGCTTGTGCGGAGACAGCTTGCGACTTCTGAGTGAGGGAGGCTTCTTGGCCATAGAGACGCTTCAGGTCCTTGACCTTGACGTTCAGTTCCTTGCCATCAACCGTGACCGAAACATCAGCTTCGTCATCAGCTTTGACCGGGGCAGCATCGGCTTCGTCTTCGTTGCCTTCGGCCTCGTCTTCGGAACCTTCTTCGGCTTCGTCTTCAGTGCCTTCAGCTTCTTCATCAGGCTCGTCAGCTTCGGCATCCGGCTTATCGCCTTCTTCCTCGTCTTCGTCTTTCTGACGCTTGAGCCACAGATCAGCCATATCGTCTGCGCTGATATCGTCGTTAAATTCTTCCTCGTCCATTTGGATAAAGGTTCCTATTCTTCGTCTTCGTCGTCTGAGTCAACAAACTCAGCACTGTCAATGAATGCCGACATGCTCATAAGCAGGTCATCTAGGGCTACGTTCTTGTGAAACGCTTCTTCCCTTGCTTTGGTATCTGCGTAATTCGAACTGAAAAACACAGACCTATAGTGTTCTCTCTGTAGGTTAACGGCAGCTTCGAAGGCGTCAGATTTGAGCATCCTTCGGAGTTCCGACCCATAGGAGATAACTTGGGCGCGTGTGAGGTCTTTGATTGTAGTCTCCATGGCCTCCCTTGGACTTGATCCAAAGGAGGCTTCATGAGGTTAGGGGTTGTAGACAGCTTTCTGTTCGCTTGCCTTCGCCGCCAATTGGAGTTCCTGTTCATCGACATAAATGTCGTTACGCAGGCGTTCTTGTTCCAGCATGATCGTTTGAGCGTCGATCTTAGCTTCACCCATCGCACGGATGCGATCAGTCTCAGCTTTCATCAGGTCGATCTTTGCCTTGGCCCGCATCGCTTCAGCCTGTGCCATCTGGTAGTCAATTGAGACTTCCATTTGCTTCTTCTGAAGCAGGTCGATTTCACTAGGTTGAGGCTCAGGAACTTCTTCAGGAGGCGTGAGGATCGAACGTGTGTCCTCAATGCCCCGAGCTTCCATGGCACGGGTCAGAACTTGGTAGCGTTTGTCAATGGTGTAGAGAGGCTGAAGCTGAGGGTCCTTCGAAAAGGCCATATCAACTTCGATCCACTTCTGAGCTTCCTTGTCCTGATCCCCGTATCCGAGGGTCAATTCAACAGAGGCAGCAGAGCGTTCTTTCCACAGCGTCGGTTTAACCGGAACATAAGCCCCGGTGGCAAGCTGGTATTCAGCTTCGTCAATGTGATCCACAGCCGTTTGGTAGATCAGGAGGTAGAGGTCTTTCAGATACAGACCAAACCTACGAGCGATGATCTTGGTCCGCTGTTGCGAGGCCCCTATCAGTTGCTCCACCATCCCCTGCGAGTTTTGCGAGGAAATGGCATCCTTGTTCATACCTTGAGAAAGCTTGCTGATCCCCGTGGTTTCTTCCTTGTCTTCATCCAACAGGCCAATCAGGTTAAACACAAAGGGGTTCAAGGGCGCTTGGGGGATAGGTGCAATACCGTCCAGTCTGCGCACGTTGACGATCCCACCCATGCGATTGTCGAGCAATTCAGCAGGGTTCATCAGGGTTCCATTAAGGACCTGTTGACGAGGGTTATTCGTGACTAGTGAGTGGTTGATGATTTGGCGGAAAAGAACTGTCCGAGCATTCTGGATCGGGATTACCGACTTGGCGAAGTTCTCGCCATGAAACGCATGAGGGATGGGGAGAGGGACATAGCTTGCGAATGGCATCCTTGAGATGCGTTCTTTGGCCAGGACCTGCTTTCCAGCATACATGATCTTCCAGAGTTTGGACTTTCCAGAACCATCCATATCCAAGTTGATATAGATTTCGTAAAGGATCGCTTCCTTGACTGACTCATCATAGCTTTCGTTGTCACCGACAATTGAACCGACAGCGTCAAATCGCGTCTGTTTCTCATATTCAAAGGGGTGAGTATCGGAGTTGTCGTAATTAACCAGTTCGGCTTTCTTGGCCCCAAACCGCTTCACAAAGAAGGACTTGGTTTTGTCTTGCCGATGGATTACGAACTTGGCCCCGGTAATTGATGGGGCGTTATTGGAAACCAAGAGGTCTTCAGGCTGGATGGTTTCAGTGACAATCTTCTTGGTCTTGGTTTTAACCAGATACGAACCGGAGATTAGACCTTCAGGGCTTTCGGAGGTTTCAACGAAGTCCCAATCATCATACTGTTCGACTTGCATCGTCAGTTCTTCAAGGGTCAGACCTTCAAACTCGTATTCCTGTTCGTCTTCGTCTTCCTCGTAAAAGACCTTGGTAATAGAGAAGCGGTTCATCAAACCATCAGTGCAGGTATCATACATGACCTGTTCACCAACGTTCTCCTTGAAGAAGACGTGGCGGCAGTAATCAGTAGCCTGTTTGCTATCCTCTACTGTCTCCCCTCGTTCCGGCCTAAAATATACGATGCGCTGATTAGCCGAAAACGCTTCGAGAATGGTGGCTCGCATGGAGTCCACGGTATCGAATACGTCTCTGCTAACATACTTGCTGTCTCCCTTATGGAGTGGCGCAGGGAGTTCCCCACGATAATAGCGACCTACGCTTTCACGTTCGCTTGCAAGTTTACCGTCTGTCAGGTGTTCCGAGTTGGAGATAGCTTTGGCGAGGATAACTGAGAGATCATCGTCACTCAGTTTCTTCTTTGCCATGTATCAGTCCTTAAATTGCTTCCACATAATGGTTGCTGTTGATTTTAATGGGGGTCCAAACTCCGTCGTGAATATGGTTGGCAATTGCCAGCGACATTACACAGTCATCGAAGCAGCCTTCTTCGGCTTCCAATTTACCGCTTTCCTTCACGACATAGGTGAGCATCTCTTGGATGGTCGTCTTGTCATTCAGTTCAATCTCGTCCAGACGGAGAGATGCCCTTAGATCGTCAATGATCATGGGCTTGGTTTTGGTATTGGTTTGGAAGCCTAGCTTCGGGGTTTCAATGTCAGTTACTTGGTCTTCACTTACGCTGGTAAAGACGTTTGGATAGCTATGGACTTTGTATAGATTGCTGACAGTCAGTAGACCGTGGTTATTGCTTTCAACGGCAATCTTTGCATTGTTATACATTCGGCCGAGAGCGTTAAGAACTTCGGCGTAATAGTCCGGGTGCATGTGGGCGCGGAGAACCGCAACCTGCTTCTTCTTTTCATCAAGAACCTGAGCAACTGAATAGTCGCCTCCACGGACACCCATAGCCACGTCAGCACCGATATAGTAGGTGCCACCGGGATCAATCGGGTGGTAGAGGATCAATTCACCGAGGGGATGCTTTTCAAACTTCGTGAGCGTGAAAGCCATTCTCTCTTGGATTGGTCCAACGGAGGATAGGCGCTTGGTAAGCTTTTCAGGATCAAAGACTGGCCGACCTGTAGTTAGGAACGCTTCCTCTGCGATACAGGGGTATTCCTGTTTGAATAGGTCGAGGCCCGACTGAGCGATCTTCTTACGCCGCCAGTAGAGTTGTTCATCGTCCAGACCATATAGCTCTACAAGTTCTTCCTCGCCGGGGGTTCTTTCGAAGCCGGGTGGGACCTTTGACCTATAGTCGCCATCAAGGAACCAAGGGATGAAAAGAGGGTAGTATCCATTAGAGCCATCAACAGCACCTTTCCACATCTCGTAGAATGGGCCAGTAACACCATTAGCCGTGGACTCGATAAAGACCACTGATCCTGGGACTTCAGGGATAGACTGCAATAGACCGTTAAGGTTCTCTCTAGCCGAGCTTTCTTTCCAGAAGGCCAGCTCGCTCAGGTGAGCATGAGTGATGGTTTCACCACGGGCGATAGAGTCACCGCCAGCAGTTGCAACAATGTAGGACGAGTCGAGCTTATCGAACACCAGTTCCCGCTTAGAGGAATAGCTAGTCGAGGGCTTCAGAATGTCAGGGACATTGTCGTGATACCGCTTGGTCATGTTGAACAGAGCGGTTGTGGAGTCTGCTTTGTGGGTAACAACGATACATTTCTTCGCTGTTCCCTGAGAGGTCTTGTTGTAGAGGTATGCCCCGACAACGGTAGATAGGCCCTGTTGGCGTCCCTTCAGAATGATGATGCGAACCATGCCCGTCTTGGCGATCTGCTCGTTCACCGCTGCATTGAGCATGTGTTGAGCATCGTTCAACTTGAACGGGATGATTTCCGCTCGCTTGGTTCTGATCTTCAGTGCTTTCTCGCAATAGAAGGGAAAGTCGTCTCTGAGCCTGATCCTGACCGCCCGCTTTGCAGCTAGGTTGGGATCAACTTCTTCAGTCATCATCGTCCATTTCGAAGTCTACCAGAGACTCCATCTCAGCCATTTCCGCTTCAGCGAAGTTGGCGAGGGATGCGACGTTCCGTGTCTTGGTGAGCCGCCTTGCATCGAAGGTCGAGCCTGAACCACGTTCGGCTTGTTGGCGACGTTCTACAGGCTGGATTACCTCGTATTCATCCTTGGCCAATTCCAGCAGCCAGCTTTCAGGGCTTGCATTGATATTGGTCTGTTGGACAATGTTCGGGGCTTTGGAATGGGTATAGGTTGCAAGCTCTTTGAGGGCTGTAAGCTGATCTTTAGCCGACAGGATACCGGAGCGATAAAGGGTTTCCATCTGCCACAGTGGGTTAAGCTCTAGGCCAGTCCGCTTCTGTGTGTCTTCGTCAAGGAATTTAGCGTTAGCCACGCTGACCATTTTACTAGCTTCATTCATTCGCATGGCTACTTCTTGTTGAGACAAATTATGCACCCATCGCCTTTTCTTGTAGTTTGAGGCTTGGACGTTAATTCCCCGCATTAGGGAAAGTTCGTCTTTGGTTAACTTTGATAGGGTGACACCCGTGGGGAACTCATAGTCCGGTCCCACGCCATGGGCTTCCTTGGCTTTCTCTAGTTCAAGTTCCTTGGTAGTCTCAGGATACTCAAACCATTCAGTCATCATTCTTTGTGTGACCACGC